TTGGGAATATCTGCACCCCGGTTACGTCATCGTCAAGGTGACAGCGATTACGGATGCGCAGAATGCGACCGTCGACATCATCGGCCCGGGGATCGCTCCTGCTGAGATCGTTGCCGGCGATGATTGCCGTTACCGGATCGGTGCATGGGGTGAAGCGACTGGCGCTTCATTCCCGTACAAGGTTGCTTTCTGGCGCGATCGTTTGTGGTGGGCTGGCAACCAGCAGATCTATGCATCTGTTGCTGGTGATTATGCATCGATGTCGCCGGATACCCTCGGCGAGATTTTGGCTGACAATGCTATCTCGCTGACGCTCTCGGTAGGCACGGTCGACAAGATCCGCTGGATGACGGCATCGGATGTGCTGCTGGTTGGTACGGCAGGCTCCGAGGTCGCCGTGCAGGAAATCACGCCGAACCAAGTGCTCGGCCCTGAGAACGTCAAGTACGAGATTCAGTCTGCTGAAGGCTCGCGAGAGCTGGAGCCTGTGCTAGTCGAAGATTCGGTGCTGTTCGTGCGCATCGGTGGTCGACGCATCATCGAGCTGCGATTCGACATCCAGTCTGATTCTTGGGTGCCGCGCGACATGAACGTGCTGTATCCCGAAATCACGCAGACCGGCATCGTTGAGATGGCGTACCAGAAGGAGCCGGACAACATCATCTGGACGGTGCTCTCTAACGGTCGATTGCTCGGCATGACCTATGATCGAGAGCAAAACGTCTACGGCTGGCACCGTCATCCGATTGCTGGGACTAACTCCAAAGTAAAATCTGTACAAGTTATTACGAGCCCTGATGCTGACGTAAATGACGTTTGGTTGATTGTTGAAAGATCAGTCGCAACGCAAGCAGTTTCGAACTATCAACTGCTTGAAAGCGGATCTTTTTTGCTTTTGGAAAATGAATCTAAAGTTCTTTCTGAAACGTCTGTTGTTTCTACAGTAAGCACTCGCAAATACGTTGAGTATTTTGCTGAAGGATTCGAGCAGAATGATGACATTGAAAGCGCCGTGTATCTTGATACCTCGCTTGAGTTTGATGGGTCTATAGCAGAGACGTTACTCCCCGGTTCTGGAGCAACCGTTCGCGGTGCTACAAATGTCACCTTCACCGTCACATCTGCCTACGAACTAACAACAGAAGCAGATGATTTTCTGCTAACTGAGGCTAATGAATTCATCGCAATGAATGACGATGTTTTTGCTGCGGGAGACGTTGGTCGAGAAATTCGAGTTCGTTACTTTGATGAATCCATCGAGCAATGGCGCACTTCTCGGGCATTGATCACAAGCTATGTCAACGAAAACGAAGTTCGTTGCACAATTCTTGCTCCATTTGAGAGCGAGGATGAAATCCCAGTTAACGGCTGGCGCATGACTTCAACGGTCATTACCGGGCTTTGGCATCTGGAAGGGCAGACTGTTTCTGCCTTGGCTGACGGCGCAGAAGTTGAGAATCTGGTTGTGACTAGCGGATCTGTCACGCTGCCGGTGGCTGCCGCTCGAGCGCAGATCGGCCTGCCGTATACGTCTTATCTTGCCACTCAAAGGATTGATGCGGGTGCCACGGATGGCACGGCGCAGGGCAAGACGAAGCGATTCCATCAGATCGTGATGCGCCTTTACGCAAGCCTTGGCGGCAAGGTTGGGCCGGATGCGTCATCGACCGATTACATCCTGTATCGATCGCTGTCAGACTACATGGATGAGACGCCGCCGATCTTGACTGGCGACACCGACAAATTCCCGTATCCGGGTGGATACGAAACCGATGGTCGAATCTGGGTGCTGGCTGACCAGCCGCTGCCGCTGACGGTGGTTGCGATGTACCCGCGATTGAGGACGGAGGACTAATGGAAGTCGTTTCGTTCAACGCTAAATATCTGCGAGCGATGGTGCTGCAAGATGCGCAACAAGTCATGGCTCCGCTCGTATTCGACGACGACTATTGCGAGCAGCTTGTGGCAGCCGGCCCCGCCTACACCGTACTGGCTGGCGAGAAGCCCGTCATGTGCGCAGGCGTGGCAGAGATGTGGGCGAACCGATATGCCGCATGGGCTTGGCTTGCAAAAGACGCAGGGCCGCACATGGTTGGCCTCACGCGCATTGTCGATGACTACTTAAACACTCGCCCGTATCGCAGGATTGAGGCGTATGTGGATGATCGTTTCCCGCAGGGGCATCGATGGGCAAAGATGCTGCGGTTTGAGTTTGAAGGCTTGATGCGCTCGTTTGGGACAAGCGGTCAAGATATGGCGATGTATTCGAGGATTCAGTAATGGCGCAGTTCATACCATTTATCGCTGCTGCCGCCTCTGCTGTCAGCACGATCGCTGAAACAGCGCAGGCTCGCAAAGTTGGCGAAACGCAAGCTCGAGGAATAGAGGAGCAAGCTCGCGCTGCATCTCTGGAAGCTGGGGCCGCAGAAGAATCGCAGCGCAGGCAGGCTCGTGAGGCGTTTGGCGAAACGCGCGCCGCTGGTGCGCAGATGGGTTTGCTGGAGTCCACCTCGTTTGCTGATGCCTACTCGCAAGCTGCGACTACTGCCGAACTGGATGCGCTCAATATCCGCTACGAAGGCGAGGGACGCCGACGCGGGTTGATGTTTGAGGCTGGGGCCACTCGAGCGGCCAAGCCGTTGTGGGGGCCGGCAATTCTTTCTGCTGGCACCAATGCTCTGATGGCGTTCTCTGCTGCTGGCGGCAAGATGCCGTCGTCGCCAAACATTAACGATCTGCAAGAAGTCAAAATCTCTAGCAGAAAAGTGAAGCCGCGCATCTCCGTAACTGGGCCGCGTATGCTTCGGAACGTAGGTAGGTAATCATGGCAAAGCTTGAGTTCTATCGACAGCAGACGACGCCTCGCGTCATTGCTCCCGATGTCGGAGGGCTTGGGCGCATCCAGTCTGGTTTAGGTCAGGCCGGCGAGGCTATTGCTCGAGGAGCTGTGGTTGCCGGCCAGATGGTCGAGCGCCGCAATCTGGAAATTGAAAAGCGCCGTGAAGATGACGCAGCGATTGATGCTTCGTCAAAGTCTATCGAGCTGACTAGCCGATGGATTGAAGAAGAGCAGCGACTCAAAACCGAGGCAGAAGAGGCTGACAATTTTGAGGGCTTTTCGGATAAAGCGACCGCTCGATACCAAGAACTTGTTAACGAGTATTTGCCGAATCTAAAGTCTGACAAGGCTCGCGCATGGTTTAGCGAAAGGTCTGGCATCCAAGGTCTGGATGTTCAGAAAAACTCTTCCGTCTATCAAGCTCGTAGCTCTGTCGAAAAGACGGTGCGTGTTGCAGATGAGTCTGCTAACTCTGCGCGCCGTGTTGTGCAGATAGATCCGAGCAAGTTTTCTCAGGCTGCCGGCGATCTTGAGCTAATTGCTTCTCGCATTCCTGATAAAGCTGCTGCCTCTAAGTTTTATTCTCAGCAGCGCGCAATACTCGCCCAAGATGCGGCTGTTGCTGCTGCCGACAAGAACCCTCGCCAGATTCTTGCCGCGCTTGATAAGCCTGTTGGACAGACTGGCTTTGCCTATCTTGACGCCTTGGATGCTGACTCTGTTGATAACGTCAAGGCAACAGCAGAGCGCCGCATCGCGATCATGGAGCAGGAGCGCCGAGCGCGAGAAGCGGAAGCTCGTGAGGTGTTACGCACACAAATCGACGATCAGGTCGCGTACATGAGTGTCGGCATTACGCCTGACAAGATGCTTACCAAAGCTCAGTTTGCTGCTGCTGGCATGGTTGATCGATATGAAGACTATCGCGCAACGTACAACGCTAGCGCAACGATCGTATCGCTATCGACAATGCCTAGAGCGGAAGCCGCGGAAAAGATTCAGTCTATGCGCCCGACGCAAGAGAAAGGCGCTGCTGGCAATCTGAAGCGGTTTGAGATGGTGTCCGACGCTTACACCAAGATGGTGCAAGCTCAAGAGGCCGATCCTGCTGGGTACCTTGTAGAGCGTAATCCTGCGATTCGTGATGCTTATGACGCAATCGGGCGCGCTACGACGCCGGCAGATCAAGCCGCTGCGTCAGAGCGTTTTGCTGCGATTGTAAATATTGAGGCTCGCAGAATCGGAATCAACAACAAGGCTGTGATCCCAAAGGCATTGGCCGATGACTTGATCAACCGCTCTTATGGGCGCACAGAGCGCGATGGCGCGATTGTTGGCGCAGGCGCAATCATCGATGAGCGCCGCAAGTGGGGTCGCTACTGGCCGAATGTGTACTCGCAGATTGCGTCTAAACTGCCTGCTGATGCTGCGGTCATCGGCGCTGGAATGCGGGAAGGCCCGTCTAATCGATTGATCGAAATATCTGCAATTAAGGACGAAGATCTTAACAAGCTGCTTCCGTCGAAGATTTCGCCGAAAGACTTGCAAGACGAAATATCTGACATTGTTCAAGATGTCAGCGCGTCCTATGTTGGGCAGGGCGGCGATCTCAATACCAGTCTGGTTTTGCAGAATGCGATTTATCGACTTGCTGTTGACTACACGCGAAACGGCAAAAGCGCGGCAGACGCTGCCCAGCTTGCCTATCAGGAGGTTGTCGGCGAGCGTTACGCGCTGGCAGAGATTGACGACGCCATTGTGCGAGTGCCGGTGACGGAATCCGTGTCAAACGCGCAGCTTCGAACCGGGCTTCGCGAGTTTAGAAACGAAGCAATCAAGGAGCTCGGGATTGGCACGATCCGAGGCTCGTATTGGCAAACCATGCCTGATGACAATCGAGTCGTTTTAATGCGAGACGGTCAGCCTGTTGAGCGAGCAGACGGGTCTCTGTTCCAGTATTCTTGGCAGCAAATTAAGAATCGTTCCGCAACCAAGGGCGAGCGGATTCGCCGCCTTGACATCGAAATGGGTGGACGCCCCGAATGAGTTTTGAAGGATTGCTCACTCTTCAGAAGCGCGAGCCGCAGTCTGCTGTTCGCGAGCCCACACTTGGCGAGGAGCTGATCGAAACAGCTCGAGAGACGTTTGAGTTTAATCCGGTTCAAGCTATTCAACGGCAGGAAGATCTTGCTGCCGCATACCGCACAAACAACATTCTTGCGGCAGAGAGTGCTCGATCGCAGCTTCGAAATGCCGGGCTTGATAAGCAGTTGACGGTGCCAGATCAAGGCATCACTCAAGAGGCGCTCGATATCTTGGTGCGCCGCAAACAGATTGAGAACCAGAGAGCCGATCTGTATTCCAGAAGCCCCGGCGGCTTTGGCCGAGGCGCTGCCCGCCTAGCGGTTGGCTTTGGTGTGTCGCTGTTTGACCCGATCAACATTGCATCTGGTTTTGTTCCTGTTGTAAGCCAGTCTCGATATGCGGCTATGCTGCGCGCTCGAGCTGGCATCGGTGGCCGCACGGCGGTCAGAGCCGGTATCGGCGCGGCAGAAGGTGTGGCCGGTGCCGCACTTATCGAACCCATCATTTTATCCGCTGCACGGGCAGAGCAGTCCGACTACGATGCATCTGACTCGTTGCTTAATATCGCATTTGGAGCCGCTATTGGCGGCGGCCTGCACAGCATAGGCGGTGCTGTCTCCGAGGCCTATAGACGCTCTCAGGGGCTTCCTCCGTTGCCTGTAGAGCGCCCTGTTGATGCTGCCGTGCGTCAGGCTATTGAGGCTGATCAGAGCCTGCCTCCGATTGGCGAGCTTGAGCCAACTCCGCGAGCACTTGATCCGGACGACGTAATTGTTGCCAGAACGCGCGAGGAGCTGATCGCTCGGGCCGCTGATGCTCCGGCCATAAACCGACAGCAGTTGCTGCGTGAGTTGGATGATGCCGAGGCTGCACTCTCTCGTGTTTCTGATCAGGCCGGATCTACCCTGCCGCTAGATGCTCGCATCGCTCAAATTGAGGCTCGATTGCGAGATGAGGATGTCGCGGTCTTTGGGCCGGATCAGGCCGATAGCAGACAGGTTCGTCGCCTGCGTCAGCGCACCGCTCGTAAACAAGCCGAGGCCGAACTGCGCGCTGAAGAAGATTCATCGATTGACTTGCAGATTGACGCTAAAGCTCGGTCTGAGCGCGCACAGCGCGAGGTGCTGCGCCTTGCTCGAGCACAAGAAGCTCGCCGCCTGCTGGATAAAGTAGAAGCCAACAAGCCGCTGTCAGCAGAAGATATGGAGATCCTGCGCGCAATCGACGCGGAGACCATGCCGGGGAGTGCTCGCAATATTGCCGAGCAAGTTCTGCCGGAGACTCGGCGCGCTGCCCTGTCTGCCGGTGTTGCGCAGGCGATGGATAGTCGCCAGATCAACGTCGAGCCGATCGTTGGGCTTGATCCGTCGCAGCGACAGAAGAGCCCGGTAGATCCGCTCACCTCTGCTCGCAATGCAGCTATTGAGAACGCTCGCCCAGATCAAGCCGCAATGGTGGACTTTGAGGCCGCCGCAGAGATCCCAGAGCCGCGAGCTGTGCCTGCCCTTGATGCCGCTGCGCAGGCCCTTGATGAGGCTGTGGCTGCTGCTGATGAGGCGGTTGCTGCGGTCAATACCGAAAGCCAGTTCCGCGCGAATCGGCTGGTGCAGGAAGGGGTTGCCGAGTACGGCGAAATCCCGACTACCGTCGACAATGTGTCGAACGTCGAGGCTGCTTTTGAGCGAGCAAAAGGCAGAGAGTTCCCGAACAACCGCGAATTCAAGAAAGACATCCAAGACGCGGTCAATGCCGCGGCTAAAGAGGCTGGAGTCAGCCTGACCGAGATGACCCCGGCGCTTGAGCGGTATTTGATTCGTACCGCTGTGCGTGAGGCTCGTATCGCTATACGCGACAATTCCAATGCGATTGGCTGGTACAACGAGAAAGTTACCAAAGCCCTGCGCATCATCTCGCTGATCCATCCAGAGATTTTGTCGAGCCGTGAAGATCGGCTGGCATTTACTTGGGCGCTTGCTGTTACGTCGAACGGCTTGAAGGTAGACAAGAACTTCGAGCTTGCCATGAAGGCATACGAAGGCTGGAAAAAGACCGGCAAGATGCCGACCGATGTCGGTATCGGCACCGCTGGTGGCAAGATCAACGACGGCCTCAAGCTGTATAACGTCATGCTCGAGCAGCACGGATTCGATGCTCTCGAGAAGTTCATGCGCAGCAAGGATACGGTGAAAAACATCACCGGATTCTCTGGGCTCAAGGTGACTGGCGAGAACATGGGAACCGAGGTCTACGGTTCTGCCATTCTCGGCCCGAAAATTGGCAACGGATTCTTCTCGAATCTGTATGGCAATTTTGAACAGCTTACGATGGATCGTTGGTTGATGCGCACTTGGGGTCGCTGGACTGGCACCCTGATTGAAGAGAATCCGGTACAAGTCAAAGCCAAGCGCAAGTCTCTTGTGTCTTTGGTCAAGCTGCTGGACAAGGAGCAGCGCAAGTCTCTCGAGCAAGTGCTGCGCAAAAAGATTGCCGTTTCTCGGCCTGATGAGCTCGCCTTCGCAATAGCCAAGGCAAGCCAGAAGCCTGAGAACCGGGCGATTATGAACGACATTGCCCGTGGGTTTGATCAGGATCAGATCAACGCTATTGTCGGCGCGCCGAAGAAGGGTGATGCTCGCGTCGGTCTTGGTGATGAGATTCGCAAAGCCGGCAATGCCCTGTCGAAATACCTCGACGGCCAGAAGGAAGCGCCGGACGGGCCGCCAGAACGCGGCCGTATTCGCAAGGTATTTAATGGCGCATTGGAGCAGCTCCAGCGCGACAATCCAGACCTGACAATGGCCGACTTGCAGGCTTTACTTTGGTACCCGGAAAAGCGACTATACGACGCAGCAGGAGCATCAGATGCAGAAGTCGAAGCAGGATATGCAGACGACGCAGCCCCAGACTACGCAAACGCCGCAGCCAAACTCGCCGAGCAGCGAGGAATCTCCAGAGACGCAATCTCCGGAGTCACTCGCGCAGTTGATGAAGAGCTACAGGCCGATCAACTCGCAAGACGAGCAGGACGAGGAGATCTCGAGGTTTCTCGAGGCTTAACCGTAAATGAAGGCCTCCAACGTTACCTCGCCGAAGGCCCTGTTCGAACGCAGGCTGGCCCGGGGGCAGTTGCTGCCCAACGGCAAGCGGTTAGGGCCGTTGAGGACTTACGATCAGCCGACTCTATACTCGCCCTCTCCCTCTCTGATCAGTATTCAGAGCGCCAGAGAGTCTCGCTCGTCGGGCAAAAAGTAACCGATTACGCCGACCTTGCTGTACTAGCGCAAGTTTACCGCGATCCTCGCTTTGAGACGCTGCGGTATTTCTTTGTTGACCGTAACGACAACATCATCGCGCAAGCTGGCCTGACATCGCGCTTGCCGGGGTCTGCTGTTGGCTTTATTGGTGAAGGCGAACAATTCTTGGGTGAGCTAGTGCAGCGCGCTATCTTCTTGGGCGCAAAGGGTGTGTATATGCTGCACAACCACCCGAGCACCAATCCAAACGCGAGCACGGCAGACATTGACTTCACTCGTAGCGTATCGAAGTTTATTGCCAAAATGGGTGTTGACCCAAAAGGCCATGTCATCGTTGATACGAATCAATACACGGTGATCGATGCAGATGGCAACGCAAAAACAATCGACAAGGATTTTGGGCAGGCAGATCCAAAGAAGCTGATGGATATTGGCGGCAAGCCAATCACAGGCCCAGATAAACTTGTCAACATTGCCAAGCAAATTGAGGTTGATGAGGACGCGGTTGTTATTGCCGTTGCTAATGCGCAAATGGTGGTGCGTAACTTAGCTGTGCTTCCGAGTGAACAGTTACGCAAAGGAACCGCTGCCGCAAAAACCGCATTGATGCGAACGGCTCTTGAGGCTCGCGGCGAGTTTCTGTTTGCTATCGGCAAAAACATGGAGACTCTCAACGCGATTCAAGACTTCGTTGTTGATCGTGTATTTATTTCTCCGGATGGCCGATACATCACAGCGTCCAATCCCGGTATGCGCTCGCCGTTTCCGCAAGATCGTCGTGCTCGAGTATCCCCAGACACCAGCCCTGCGTTTGACTATCTGCGCAAGGTCTCTCTTGAGGATGCCAAGCGTATGCGCTCGGTTGCCGAAGAGGGTGGCGTATATAACGCGCCTGAATCTAACGCAGAACTGCGCCCGTTCAACGATGCTATACAGCGAGCCGATATCTACGCTCGCGCAGTTCGCGCCGCAGCAGAGCGCATCGGGAATGACGACGCTGCTCGCGCTGCGATGCAGGCTGCTACCAATAACCAGCTTGGCGCATACGAAATTGACCAGTTGCTCGAGCAGCTCAAGACTGAGAATCGCACGGTTCGCTCAAGGCTGAAGAAAGCGCAGGCTCAATTTACCGCAGACGAAACCGCTGACTCGCTCCAGAGCGATGCTATTCGCGCAGCCAATGCTGTTGCCAATAACGTCAAGCTCGACGCCACGATCGCTGCTCGCAATGCCGCGCTGACGCTGGCGGCCAGAACCAAGATCGTTGGTCGAGTCATTTCGCAGTTTGCGCAAAACCCACGAGAGGGAATCCTGTCGGTTCTCGGCGGTTCATCATTCGCCCGGTTCGGATCGAAGGATTCTGTGTTCCATTGGCAGCGCACCTACTTCACGCGCTGGACAAAGGGAATGCTGGCAGAACTCGAGCAGGCTGGTGTCGGCGAGGCTTTCATGAGCAACGCCTATGGCCGCGATGTCGCCCGTGCTTTGTATCAGATGGGCCGGCCAAACCCGCGGCTTGAAGGCATTGTTCCCGAGGCCGTGACGATTGCAAAGATCGCTTACAAGTATCGCGAGGATGCTCGCAATACTCGCAATCGATTCGGCGCATGGATTCGTGACCTGACGGGATACATCACCCGCCAGCAGCACGACTTCACCAAGATCCGCACGGCTGGTTCAGAAGAGTGGAAGGCTTTTGTTCGTCAGCGACTTGATGTCGAGCGCACTCTGGAACCGGGCCAGAATCTCGAGGAGTTCCTTGATATTGTTTACGACGATCTGGCTGCCGGTCGGCATTTGTCTGTTGTTGATGCGGAAGCTGCTGCGTATACGACGCCGGGCTCACTTGCCCGTCGCGCGTCACAGTCTCGCGTAATCTACTTCCTCGATGCTGACTCAGAGTTCGACTATCTTGAAAAGTTCGGCTCCGGCAAATTGAACGAGGCTATCCTTGGAGATCTGGGCCGTGCCGCTCAACAAGCCGGCATGATGCGCATTCTTGGCCCGAATCCGGAATACACACTCAAGGCATCAATGGCCGAGATTGAAGCATCCTTGCGTGGAGATCCAGAAGCTCGAGCTAACTTTGCAGATTCCAAGGACGAAGCGGTTGAATTGCTGACGATGTTGGATGGCAGAGCCAACGTCCCGGGCAGTCAGATTAGTGCTCGAATCGGATCGAACATTCGAGTCGTACAGGCGATGTCAAAGCTTGGTGGCGCGGTCATCTCAGCAGTCACGGATCTTCCCGTATATGCCAGCCAGATTCGATATCAGGGCCGCGGTGGATTGCTATCTGGTATCGGCGAGGGTATCGGCAATCTGCTCCAAGGGCGCGCTAAAGGCGAGCGCAAGCAAATTCTGAACATGATCGACAGTGTAGCCGAGGGGATTATCGGCGGCGTCGCGATGCGCTTTGATTCGGACGACATCATGTCTGCCGGATCTGCTGACCTGATGCGGATCTTCTTCCGTCTTAATGGCTTGGCTTGGTGGACAGACACCCTGCGCGAAGGCATGGAGCTCGGTACCGCTAACTGGCTCGGCAATCTGCGCAACACATCGTTTGATGGCCTCGATGCGAGCTCCAAGCGATTGTTTGAGCAATACGGAATTACAGCTCCAGAATGGGATCTGCTGCGCCGCGGGTTTGTATCTGATAGCAAAGGCAAGTTCTACGTTGTTCCGGAGGCGGTCAGCAAGCTGCCGCAGGACGCGATACTGTCGTACCTCAATACGATCGGGCGCTCGACGACTGAGACGGCGGTTTCCAATGCTCGCCGAGACTTGTCCGATCGCTTGCGCAACTTCATCGTTGATCAAGCCATGACTGCTGTTATCGAGCCTGATGTGCGATCACGATACTTCTGGACTCGAGGTCAAAAGCCCGGCACGTTCTGGGGTGAGATTGCTCGATACATCGCTCAGTTCAAGGGATTCCCAACCGCACTTACTCGTCAGGTGTTTGGCCGAGAGATTTATGGCCGCGGCTATAACTCGCTAGGCGAATACATCAAGTATGGCAAGGGAGATATGCTGGGTCTCGCGCAAATGATTCTGGCAATGACTGCATTCGGCTACATCGCGATGGCTGCCAAGGATTTGATCAAGGGTAAGGAACCTCGAGATCCGACAATGCCGCAGACATGGACTGCTGCCATGCTGCAAGGTGGCGCGCTCGGTATCTATGGCGACTTTTTGTTGGGTCAATCCAACAGATTTGGCAAGAACATCATCGATACTTTGGTTGGCCCGACGTTTGGCGTTATTAGCGATCTTGATGATTTACGGCAGAGAGCCATGCGCGGGGACGATGTGGCCTCTTCGGCATTCCGTATGCTGATCTCCAATACGCCGTTTATGAACCTGTTCTATACCCGTATAGTTCTGGATTACCTGATCCTTTATCAGATTCAGGAGGCCCTCGACCCGGGCAGCCTGCGACGTATGGAGCGTAGGGTCGAACGCGAGCAGGGGCAGGAGTTCCTGTTGGCACCTTCTGAAGTAGTGGAGTAAATCATGACCGTTTCATCATCGACTGCGAAAGTATCCTATTCCGGCAACGGCTCAACGACGCTGTTTGCTGTCCCGTTCTACTTCCTTGCGAACAGCCAGCTTTTGGTAGTCCTGCGCGCATCAAGCGGTGCAGAGACGACGCAAGTTCTCGGGACAAACTACACCGTCACGGGCGCAGGCGTCCTGACTGGCGGCAACATTACGATGACGGTTGCTCCTCCTTCTGGCACGACTCTTGTCATCTCGCGCAACGTGCCGCTGACGCAGGAGACGGATCTTCAGCCGAACGATCGGCTGCCGGCTGAGACGCTCGAGCAATCGCTCGACAAGCTCACGATGCTGGTGCAGCAGATTGATGAAACAACCGATCGCACACTCAAGTATCCGCTAACGGATTCAACATCGATCTCCTCGACGCTGCCGGCATCCAGCGACCGCGCTGGCAAGTTCCTAAAGTTTGACTCCAACGGCGCTCCGATTGCGCAGGCGCTGCCGACTCCGTTTGTGAGCGTGAAGGATTTCGGCGCTGTCGGTGACGGCAACGCTGACGACACCGCTGCAATTCAAGCTGGTATCAACGCGACCGCTGCTGCTGGTCAGACGCTGTACTTCCCGGGCGGTACATACAAGGTTGTCCCGGCTACGCTGAAGGATTGGGAAGGTACTCCGCTCGGCGAAGGACAGATGACTTGCGCCTTTATCATGCAGTCCAAGATGTCGCTGTTTGGCGACATTGGCGCAACGATCAAGTTGGCGAACAATTGCTCAACGCTGGCTGCGCCGAAGCGATTGGCATTGTTCTTTACGAATGTGCCGCTTTCTAACGTCTCGTTCTACGGCTTAACAATGGACATGAACGGTGTTAATAACCGCATCAGTCCGTTGGCTCCGGCGTCATTCCGTCGTTATACCCAAGCGATGATCCATGTGACGGGAACATTCAGCGGAGTCGCTGCAAGAATCGATAACTGTCGAGTTGAGAATTGCCAATTCTTAAATACCGCTGGCGTCACTTGCATTGGCATGGCTCAAAGCAATATCCCGGGGGTGACGCTCGGCCAGAACTGGACTGTCAGAGGTTGCTTATTCAAGAATAACGGTCTTGATAGCGACGATCACAGTAGTATTTTCGGCTGGGCAAACGATGTTGTTTGCGATGGCAATACCTTTACTGCTGATACGATGTTCCCGAACGGATTTGTTGGAAACAGCGGATCGTTTGTTGCTTATGAAATTCATGGTGCAAACCATCGTTTCACAAACAACCTTGTTGAAAACTATTTCCAAGGTATGTGGGTTGCGTCTAACCTGACTTCAGACGCAGACAACATTGTTATTGCCAATAACACTTTCTCCCCAATTAACTTTGCTGCCATCGACTTCTTCCGATTCTCTGCCGCAGAGTCTCTGATTAAGAAGGTGCTAATTGATGGAAACACGATTGGGCTGGATGATACTGTTCCGGTTGGCCTCGTCCCTGACTTAAAGACCGCCTTCCAGATTGCTCCATATTACGGAATTTCTGATGTGCAAATCTCCAACAACGTTTGCAGCAAGGTCGGAACCAACAAGGCTTCTGCTTGCGTCAACATTGTTTCTCAAAACGCTGTTGCTGGGCAGGCGCATAAGAACATCGTAATAAAAAACAACTATTCGATTGGCTATACGTTTGGCGTCTCTTTGGCAACTACGGCCGCAAACGGGATGGGCGCTATTGAGATTACTGGCAACAACTTTGTGAATTGCTTGCCGACCGTAACATTCCCATTCTCCCAAGGCATTGCTGTTTCTGGGCCAAGCGCATTTCAGAATTTGTTTATTGGAACAAACTCGTTCATCGACGATCAAACTGTTCCGACGCAATCATTTGGAATACGGCTTGACGCGCCAATCGTCAACTTAAATGTTAAGCCGCAGAACTATCGCGGAATGGTTGTTCTCAACTATGGCGAGACTGTTTCAGCGACAGTAACCAACCGATTCGGTTACTACGAAAACAAAGACTTCACGCCTGTCTGGAAGGTTTCTGGAACGCCGATCACGGTAGGAAATGGAATCTCGGTTGGATTCGTCAACATCAACGAAAAACAGGTGACTCTTAATGCGTACCTATTCGTTGGTTCGACGACTTCGTTCGGCGGTGGCGGCAATCTTCAATTGGATCTCCCGGCTGTGGCGTTGAGCGATCCGCGAGTAGCGCAATACTTCGGCACTTGGCGCATCACCGACGACGATGCCGGCCCGATCTTTAGATACGGTTGGTCTGAAATTGACGGTGGCAACAACGTCATTACGATGCAGATCGATAACGGGACGTTTGCAACCAGCGGATCACCTGTTGCCTTGGCAACGGATGACGTTTTGAGCGTCCAGATTACTTACATGAGAGCCTAGCGATCTCTGCCTTCAAGGCATTGATCTCATTGGCTAGGGTGCTGGCCTCCGTCCAGAGGCCACGCATCCTGACGCTAGCTAGCGCGTTATCGATGCGCCAGTCACGCTCTTGGCCGTACGCCCACGGTGCGGCCTTGAGCTCGTCTGCCCACGCTCCCGGTGGGCTTTGATTGTCGATCGTCATACTCGACCTCATCTGTTCCGGGTTCGTAACTAAAATGGTTGCAACGATGGTCTGCCGGCCAATCATTGTGCGTACAGAATAGCTGTTTGCCGTCGTGCTTGGAGTGTCGGCAACTGCGGCAGTTCATGCGTAGTACGCCGGGGTGAGTTCTCGCATCGCCGTTGCAGACTGCTCCTCGGATGTCTGCTGCCGGGTGCGGAAAAAGCCTGCATGGTCTGGATACATCTTCATGAAACGGCGCGAATAGAAAGCGCGGTAGTTGTTGTTCAGCTTGAACGAGCTTATGCCGTCGCCGCCGACGCTGTCCTTCTCCCAACGTATGCGCTCAAAGATTGCATTAACGGAATAGTTCTTGTACCCGCGATCGATCATCTGGAACGTGAACTGCACGAACATCTCCCAGACTTCGGGATGTCGCCGATGAAATTCGGCGACTTGCTGCCTCATCTCCTCATGCCTGTTCATACGATGGCTCCGGTATGTGGATGCCGAGTTCCGCGCACTTGGCCTCAATCAATGCGAGATAGTCGCTGAACTCCTGCTTGGTGAGCTTGCTGGATCTGCGGATCGGCTTGTGTCGTTTGCGGCCAAAGCCTTCGATGACCTCGGAACCGAATGCTTCGATCAAGAAATACTCGTGCAGATCGTTTGTCGTCCAGCCGCGGAGCTGCTCGCCGCCTCCCTCGAGGATCGATGGATAAACTACCGACCAGAGAAATGCGTTCTGTCTGTCGCTGCGTTTCGGCTTAAATGCCTCGATCGTGACTTGCCATGAGATGGCAGGGTCGAGCTCCCGCACCAAGACCGAGACCGCCGAAGCGATCTGGTCTGGTTGGGTGCCGCGAGGGAATACTCGTTTCAAAACGGGATATCCGAGATGTCGTCGTCGCTAAACGTCTCGACGACTTGCTGCTGCTTCGGTGCCTGCCGCGGCTCAGCGAGGCCATCCTTCGGCTTAACGGACAGCGAGAAGTATTTCTGGCCTGCCAGCTTGCCGTTCTGCCCGGTCTTGAGCCAGCCGTTGAGCCAATACTCGACGCCGTTGATGTTGATGCTGCCGGTGTAGTCCGGCTGGTTCTCGCTTTGCTTGCGATCGTTCTTGGCTAGCAGGCCGCGGTTGGTGTTATCAAATTGCTTCACAGGCTCATCTCCTTTAGGGCTTTAGTCTTACGTCGAACTTCTTCGAGGAACTTCTCGACCTTCTCGGTCATGTTCAGAATGTCGGCTTGGTTGCGAATCACGCGGATCACGTTAAGGCGCAAACGCTCCGGCAGTTTCGGCTGGTATACGACGTAGTCGCACCAGTCTCTGCCGGTCACAGCGAGCTGCCATTGGATCTGGTTGTAGTGATCGGTCGGAACTTTCTTCGACTCGAGCAAGTCCAAGGCGGTCGCCGGCTGTACGCACTTGATCTCGATCAGGCCATCTTCGCCGACGAGGCCATCTGGTGAGCAGCCTGCCTCCAGTTTCGGGTGCCGGACAAATCCGGTCTGATCGACGATGACCGCATTACGAGCCATATAGGCGGCGCGCGCTTCATCCTCTGTATCAATGCCGTGCTGCATCGCGGGGCTCACATACGTCTCCGTAGGCTCTCCCGTGAGGCGCTCGCATACGAGCTGTGCCTGATAGTTGCGATACCCGGCTTTGCTGCTGTCCATCAGGACGTTGGAGATAGCACTCCCGGTCACAAGACCGAGGCGCGCCGAGTACCATTCTGGTGATCGTTGTTCCATTATTCCTCCGCTGAATGCCAATCGGTTTGCCGGCGCAGAAACGTCGGCCATGAAAGCGTGTCCGTAAACGAACGATCCTCGAGCAGGACATGGTTTGTGGGCTGGGCGGTGTATCGCCCGTTGGTGAGCTGCATGAAATAGAACTCCTTGGATTGCGTCGGTGTGGCGCTAAACGCATCACCGATCGGCACCAAGGTAAACAGGTAGTGTCCCTGATATTCACCGCTCTTGCACCGGGCTTTGCCGTTCATGCCAGCGAGGTACGGGTACTCGATCATGCTGAACTCGTAGCCGTAGGCGTCCCACGTTTGGGCGTCGGCGGCAGTCCACGGTACCGCGGTGTTACGGTGCGCAACCTGATGCAACGGCACGTTACGGTAAACCGCTCCGCACTCGAGCATCACATGGCACCCAAAGGCGCGACCCGGGTAGCAAGTCAGACCGAACCAGACGCCCTGCAACCAGTCGTGCTGGCCGAGGGCGTTGGGCTCCACCCAAACGTATTGGTGCGCTGGCAGCGCCCCTGCGTGGGTGTAGAACATCAGGCAAGCTCCTTCTTGCGAGCAGCAAACTTGTCGATGTAGTTCTGCCGGGTCGCCTCGGGCAGCGACTTGAACAGGATCGTCAGCGCGTCGATGCTGGTAGCCACGGCGAGCTTGGCATCGATCTCGGCGTCCAGCTCCTCGCGCTCTGCTTCCGGCAGATCCTCGCCGGCATAGATGTAAAGGCCGAGGCCGTGGATCGCGATGCACTTGGCAAGGCAGCGCATGATGGCGGTGTTGACTGAGAAGCTGTTCGGATTCTCGATCGCCTTGTTCTTCGGGTCGAGCACTGGCAACAGGCAAGTCTTGATGTCGCCCTTGATCTCGACCGAGACCTTGACCATCCCGGTGCCATCCTTGAGGTACATCAGCGGCAAGCCGTCGTACTCGTGAACCGTGTATCGAGCGGTCGGGTCGATCTTGAGTACCTCTGCCCAAGCCCAAGCCCAGCTCAGGTATGAGAGGCCGAGCTTCTTCTCGATGTGATCGTTGACGTTGATCTTGAGTAATTCGCTCACGGCAGGCTCCTGTAGATCTTGTCTAGTTCGGTTTCGATTATTGCGTTTAACTCGGCAAGCGCCCGGTCGCAGGCAGCGATGCGTTCCTGCTCGTCGCGTTCCTGCGCCTCGATCTCCTGCTGGTGCCACCAGCTCTGATCGTCGTTGCCCCAAGGTGCGTTATCGATGCGCATTGATGATCTCCTGTTGTGAGCAGCCGCCGTCACCGCACGGGTCGAGTGCGGCAGCTAGTAAGAACAGGACGATGAGCCCGATGAACTGCGGCCACGGCGACTTCATCGTTCTTCTCCCGCCATAGCCTGGACGCCGGCAACGTAGCCGTCAGCCTTGCCGAGAGCGTAGGCATATGTGATCGCGTGTTTGATGAGCGGGTCGAGCGACATATTGTCAACGAGATCGGCGAGATCCTTGGCGATGTTGTCGAGCTCGTTCTGGTAAGCACGAGGATTGGTATCGGCGTTCATGCGGCCTCCTGCAAAGCCTTGACTACGGGAATCCACTCGGCAAAGCGCGCCGGGTCGCGCTCGACTTGCTCGAACAAGTCCGGCTGCTCATCGGGATTAGCGCGGAAGAACTTGATCTCGCAGCCGACGCAATAGTCGTCGCAGACCGCTTCTACGATTCGGCATTCAAAGCACCAAGCGTTATTCATGTCCGTCTCCTGTGTTGTTTTGCTCGACGGGAGAATGTTAGCACAGGCTGCTATCTCTATGTCAACAGTTGCTAACAAATTATTTTCTGGGCATCATGCGCGGCAGGAGGATCTATGACATTCACGGAACTACTGTCCCATTACGGGACGCAAGCAGAGATCGCCCGGGCGTATGGCGTTAGCCGTGCCTCGGTCAATCGATGGGCAAAGACAGGCGTGGTGCCGGAGCTGCGCGTGTTGCAGTTTGAGCGCAACCAGAACCCGCAGGAGCGGCGGCAGGAGCGCAAGCGCCTACAAGTCGAGGCTGCCCGTCGATGGGCTGAGAAAGGCTGAGAATGTCCAGAAACGACAAACCCCCTCGCGGGGGCTTGACGGCTGACACGGGGTCAACTATTTTTCCATCGGGGGTTGATGGTGAGGATAGGGTAGTGCGGTGTGCTACTCCTGTCAAACACCTTCAATCCCTCGGCTGTTCTGGTCGGGGAAACTACGCGCAGAACCAGCTTAAATTCAGACCGGGGCGGTGGGCCTCTGAACGCGCAGCGTGTCGTCGGGAAGCGCGAACCACAGCAGAGCAATCTGCGAAAAGTAGCCGACAGCGGATGGCTCCGTCAGTCATCAATTCCGCACGATCCAGCGTTAGGCGCATTCCGTCTACGCTCCGTGCGGATTCACCATCAGTCATCTAGGTCTAAATCAATAACTAACAGGAGATACAGTCATGGGTGATGAGTTCATGTATACACCTAGCGTATATACACAGAAACCTGAGAAGAAAACTGAAGATCGTAGTGATTATGCTGTTAAGAATTCAGCAGAGTACTGGGCTACAGCAGTTAGTGAAAATCCCCTTAATCGTCTACGTCTACTCGATGCCAAACTTGCTAGACCCGGTGTTGATGTCGAATCCATCAAGGCTCGTGCTGGTGAACTGATCCGTGAGATCGGTGCTGCCAAGGTTCTCGGTGATCCTGATTGCGTCGGACTCGTGCGACAACTGTTCGGTCAACGCGGTGTCGATCGTTTGAAAGAGAGGGCTTCAGCATGAACGACCCTACCAATCCATTGCATTACAAGGCTGGTGACATCGAGTGCATCGATGCGATCCAAGCACAGCTCTCGCCTGCTGAATGGCGCGGATACCTTCGAGGCCAGATCGCTAAATACAACTGGCGACTCGGCTTGAAAGATTCCATCGAGCAGGACGCAGCCAAGCTGCTGTGGTACGCATCCATGCTAGCTGGGAGAGACCCTCGTGTGTGAAGACGCATACCGTAGGCTCTGGGCCTCGGTGCTGTATCAAGCGATCGCTGACGCTAACCGCAAAGGCATCGCTCGAGCAGCCCTGTACTGGATCTATTCGCCGCGCGATGAAGCCGGAAGCTTGCGCTGGATCTGCGATATGCTCGATTACAACTACAACGAGGTGCAGAGACTATGCATGACTCGAGCAGGACGATCAGAGATTTTACGGAGGGGTCGTGTTAGAGCTAACCCTACCTTGGCCGCCTTCGATTAACCATTATTGGCGCAACTATCGTGGCCGCACCGTGATCTCGAGCGACGGTCGGCAGTACAGGCTGGACGTATCCTATCGGATACTCGAGCAGGGAATCCCGCGGGATAACCTCAACTGCCGGCTGCAAGTGACGATCGATGCGTACCCACCGGACAAACGACGGCGCGATCTGGACAACATCCAGAAGGCGCTGCTCGATGCGATCGTAGCCGCTGACGTTATCGAGGACGACAGCCTAATTGACGCGCTATCCATCACCCGGCACGAAGCCTGTGAGGATGGCAAAGTGATTGTGAGAATCAGACCTTATGCCAAAGCGATGTGAAGTTTGCGGGGTGGAATACACGCACCGTTGTTGGAACACGAAATATCACTCGATCATCATCGAAATAGAAAACAAGAACACCGTTCGAAAGCTCATTCAGAAACTAGGAGATGGCATCGATGAAGGAAGAAAATCTGCAAAGGCTCTGGGCCGAAGTAAGAAATCTAAATCAACAACTTGCAACAGTTCACCGCGAAATATCCCGCGTCGAACTTGGTTTGCCGGAACCCTTCGACTTCGGTAAAGATTGGGTACCGCCTTATCTGAGGGAAGGGTCATGTATACCGTTACGGACGACGATGTTACCGACGAAGAATTGAACAACGTAGATACCATCGTGACGCTCGCGATCGCTTGGCATACCATGCGCGAATATGAGCGGGTACTGAAACGGATCTCAAGATGGCAGGACGATGGCCCATCGATCTGGGCGCGCCGAGTGTTGAAAGAATACGAACGGAGACTCGATTCGTGAGCGATGGAATCAAACTGGCACCGTGTCCCAACTGCTTGAACCGCGGCTGGATTGACGACGGTTTCGGCGACTGGATCAGGTGCTCGATGTGCAACCCGCCTTTACCGTCAGCACAGGTGCTGGAGTTTGTCAGAGGCGCTCGGGTGCGCAAGCCGAAAGAGCCGGTAGACGAGCCACCCACCGCGGCATAGAATCTTGATATGAAACAAGGCTTGTACGCGAACATCCATGCCAAGCGCGAGCGCATCAAGGCCGGAAGCGGCGAGAAGATGCGTAAGCCCGGAAGCAAGGGCGCTCCGACAGCAAAGGCGTTTCGTGAATCTGCGAAAACCGCGCTGAAGAAATGAAGGTCGCCAGACTTGGAGACAATGGGAATGATGAAGCTCCTCCAGTTAGGCGTGGCATCGCTGGCGACATCCGTCTTGGAGCGGCTGCGTACCGTCCGATTGCGGCTCGAGCAACTCGTCTCGCAGGCGCGCAAGCCGTTGCACCCAACC